CCTCCCCAAACCACTGAAATAATGATACTTTAAAACTAGTGGTAAGAAGGGAGATTCTGTGTTTGTTGATTACAAGGCTTCATCAACATTGATTTCCAAAGGCAAAGAATCATCTTTATCTGTCAGCTCGTCAAGACCCATGCCGGATGATAGCAATCTGAGGATCTGAGGATCGGTTTTCCTCCAGCCCACACTGATGCATCTCAGACCTTCTTCTCCATACTTGGATCTGATTCCTGGAATTAAAGAGCCTAATATGCTTTCATTGGTCTCATCTTTATCTTCATCATCATCCTTAGGCATGATAGAGAATGATTGGATCTCATCTATGATTTTACTCACAAAATCATCATTTATGTTGTCATGATCTGTTTCGAACTCATCCGTGTTCTCTGCATCCTCCTCAACATCCTCTCTCTGAAGATTCATGACATCAAAATCCTCTACATCCATCTCATCTATGTTCAAGAATGCTTCATAATCAAACTGACCAGAGTCTGCAACAGAAACGTGATCTTGGATTCCCGTATCAAGATTGTGCATAGCTATTTGTCTTCTGAATGTATCTAAGAACCAGTTTTTTACCACATTCTCAGACTTCAAAAAAGCCTGATTTTGTTCCAGATCTTCAAGCTTTAGGTCCCTATTCTTGAACCAAGATGACCATATCCATTTCAGTTCCTTTGAGTTGGAATCCTCTATCGGCTGAGGCACTTGGAGATCTGGAAGAGGATAGAATCTGACACACCTCAGTGTGAGAACTGTCAAAGACCCGCTCTTCATAAGGATTCTTTTGTTATCTGAGTCGATCTCTATATGAGGATTGGAATATTCTATATCAGGCAGTCTCTCCCCTGATTCTACAATTGGGACACTATAATCACTTCTAACTGAGGTTATTTTGTGAGACCTACTATCATAAAAAATGCTGGCCTTATTAAGATTTTTCTTTGCGATCACAGCAGGCTTTATGAGTTCTAGCAAGAGCTTAATATTATTACCTAAAATTGGAAAGTCTCCATAATTAGATCTGTCCATAGTTATATAACTAATGGTATTGTCTACAGTTAAGACATCTATTCTGCGACCACCTAGAATGCCCCTCCAGCAGTTGACCCCTTTATACTTTCCTTCTTTGATTTCCCCTTCTCTATTCCATCCCCCAACTGTGCACACTCTACTTGTTCTTATATCATTATTCAATACCAAGTTCCATTTCGCCTTGACTGATGCTTTATCTGCTAACAACATCTTCTGGCAAGAAGATAGTATTTTCAGCTTCTCCATCTGTTCATTGACAACTGGTATGTTTGTTGAGGCATCTATCGACTTGAGAATTGATGTGACTATTTTCTCCTTGTTTGATTGTGAGAATAAACCCCTCAAAGTCAGACAAAGTTGAGCATATTTGTGATACAGATTCTCTTTGACAGGCTCCGATTCTTTAGCTTCTCCTAATTTGAAGTATTTCAGTCCTGGCCAAGGTGATAGCATCATAGCACTCTCAAACTTTTTATTATGATTGTTTGTTGGAGTGCAACAGCAATAGGATCTCATTGATACTCTTTCTCTATCTTCTCTGCTGATGAATCCTTTCAATGAGAGCATAGACTCAAATGGGCATTGAGGGTCCTTGAGAGAGTCTTCCAAGGTAGGTCTTAACCATGAGTAAATCTCAGTGTAATGCAGCCAAGATGTGCTCAACATCGTCTCACTCCTGCCTCTCTTGTCCCCAGTCCACTTCCATATTATGACATCCTTGATGGGCAAGCAAGCAAAGCTGTGGGGATCTGTTAATTCCAGTTTCACAAATTTCTTCCTCAATCTCTTGCAAGGCAGTAGTTGCATTGTTTCTATAGATCTTTCATATATAAATTCATAGATTTTTGCATTAGGAAATAGAGCCTCAATGTTGCATTCCCTTTCAGGCATTTCATTAACCAACTTCCTACAAACCATCAGGAAATTCAGTTTCTCAATCTCCTTGTTCCTCTGCTTGTAGCTCATACATGGCTCTGTATATATGAAAGCACTGCTGTTGAATATCTTGTGGACCTTCTTGGCCACCATTGCATCTGCCATTCCAGGAGACAAGGCCTTCATTTTCAGAGACATGATTGTTTCCAATCTGCTGACAGGAAGTCTGAATAGCCACCAAAGACTGTCTCTCATGTATTCTTCCAACACACCTCTGTCTATGTTGAGCCTGTCCAGGAACTCATGATATTTTTTAAATTGTCCTTGAGATATTGTCATTGAGCACATTCTGCCATACTCAGAGTGGTACTCTGCCCCATCAGTGCAGTACATGAAAGTTTCTGATATCATTGCCTCTCTGTCATTTCTGCAAGCAACATATTTTGTGAACTCCATTGGAAACATTCCAGACACTCTAGAAGGTTGCATAAGGAAGAACCCACATAGAGGATGATTGAACCTAAGGCAATTATCTTTCCAAAACAGGAAGTTTTTGTTTGTGATAGAACCCATTAAGAAGTAATTTGCATAAGCTTGAAGGAACTGAACATAGCAGCAGAGTATAGTAGACCCACTCACCTCAAACAACTCTGTAAGCAGGTTCTGAGCTTCATAATGTCTCATTTCAAAATTTGATGTGCAAGGTGTGGTTATGGCAGCATAAATATGCTTGAGAGGAGCTGCTATTATAGTGTTCCTAAACAGCCATCTTGAGTTGAATTCCTCAACCAAACTGAACACTGATCTGGTTGATTTCTCCTCACTTCCATTCATACCTGCATAAGGGTAACCCTCGAAGAAAGAAAAACAAAGTAGCTTTGCATAATGTTTCATATCTTCCCTTTTGAGAGAAGACTCATCTTCATCTTGCTTAGAATATATGGATATGATTTGACTGCTGTCATCAGATGAGCATTTGGTAGTGATTACTATTCCAAGAGAGTCGAACTCATCCCCGGTCTTCTTCTTCCTAGTCTCATTAAAATTGCTTATCATTAGTTTCATCAAACATTCCATACCATAGAGATAAGAGGAGTGATGCACATCTGATACAACATGACATTGACCCTGCATCATGTTGGTTCTGTTGGTTATCATCTTTCCCAATTTCTGACTAAGAAGGAAAGGCTCTTCTATGCCCAGGAATTCTTTTTTCAATCTGTTCAGACCCTCATCGTAGGTGAAAACTCCTTTCTTCTTCAAGAAGATGTCACAAACCTCATCAGGGATTTCCAATCTCTTGTTGGTTATTTGGTTTAGGCATGTGCAAATGGAGGGCATCATCCACTTTGGTACATACTGATTCAATGTGCAGGCAAACATTGGCATAACAAAGTTCTGAGCCCATCTTTTGCAATCCATGGAATTAATCGCCGTAACACACCTCCTGCTTTTTCCTCTTAGCTTTGAGTAGTGGTCATATGTCCTCTGATCTTTCAGCTTCCCCTTGCTGAGCATTGCATTGGGCAAAAGCTTGTCAATCGAACCGGCCATGGTCTCCAAGAATTTCATCATTACTCTACTGTATATTTCTAACCTGAATATCTCCCTGGCTCCCCCAATCTGCTCTTTTGGGAACAAATTAGCTAAGAGCCCTCCTTGCTTCTCAACTTTGTCAACTATTAGCCTCAGTTTTATGAAAGGGTAATTAGTACCAAACTCTTCAACCATTTCTGCTACTGCTTCTAGACATTTCCTGCTTGTTTTATTTCTGATTGTTGTTTTCTTCACCTTGACTCCATCAGTGCTCTGACTTTCTACAATCTCATAGACTTTATCATAGCTAACATTGACAGCACTACTTTTCGTGGTGGCCAGATTGGAGAATGTCACCCTGGCTAAATCCTCTAGCATGCTCCTATCTATCATTGAGAAATAATCATTATCATTTCTATTGATCTTCATTCTTCCGGCTTTAGCGCAGAAAGTAATGAAGTCTTTATCACACTCATGAGATCCTGGGTCATCACACTGCTCCCAACCCATCTTCCCTGGCCTACTAGTAGCCCTTTTCAATTCTTCTTCCACAATCTTCTTAAGAATTTCCATATTGTCCTTAGTACTATTCTTCCTTGCTTTATTATGCAAGTTACAATAATAGGACAACTCTACAACAGCCTCATAAGAAGTCACCTCTTTCAAACTGACCCAAGATATCAAATTTTTACAAACATCTTCAGTATCATCAACATCAAAAGATTTCTTGTTGCCTATTTCAGGAAGATTATCTCTCATTCTGAAGCAAGCTTCTATCATTCTTTTAACGGCCCACACCATTAGTCTACTCTTTGGTCTCTCATCTATTTTCTTGACAAATTTCAATGGATTCTCCATGTTGTTTTGTGCTATCAGTTCCATATATGCATACCTAAATTGTTGTACTGTGGTCGAGGTCTGTCTTTTGTCCTCCATGAGAAACAATATCTCTGATAATGAGTGAGACACTATATTATCATTAAGATTATCGAGGACTGAGGTTGGATTACCCTTGAATAGCATGCATTGTCTTATCAGAAGTCCGATTGCCCTCTCGGAACAGTATAAGTACTGATTTATCCTGTCAGCATCCAATTGCAAGAATGGGTAAATCAGATGACCATCTATTCTCTCAGGTTTCTTAAAGGGCAGCTCTCTCAATTCAACATCACCTTCTTTGCAAAGAAGTGAGAAGAAAATGTGAGATGTGCTATTTGTTGGTGCTATCAGTATCCAGGCATTGCAAGTTGATAGTTTCTTTAAGATCATCTTATTGAACTTGCAATTCTGACTAAGGGAGTAAGAGCATTCTGCAGCTATTTCCTCCATAACCGAGAGAGCAGAACAAACCTTTGTATTGAATAATTGCTTCACTTGCTCATGAACATTGTGGATGTTGTCATCACCTGTCATCTTGCATGCTTTTGTGACCAAATCTGAGCAGTTGGTAACATTCAGGTTCTCAAAATATGCCTCTGAAAACAAATCCCTGTCCTGTATGAAGTCTGTTATATCTGAAGTATCAGTCATCCAGTCAAAAGGTCTCTTGTCTGACTCTTTCTTTTTCAAAACACCTGTGTCCGAAGAGAAGACTCTTCCTTTTAAACCTGTTGTCGCAAGCTTCCTCCAGCAGCCCTCACTAATATTGATATCCACCCTTTTATAGAATTTCTTCTTTTGCTTGTCAGAAGGCTCGCTCCTCAGAATCCTATCTGGAAGCTCCACAGGATCCACATCTGTTTGGAACCTTTCTCTGTGTGTGTGGTATGAAAACCTAGCCTCATTCCAGACACTAGCCATCAGCTCCTCAGAATTGATCAGAGGTGGGGCCATTTGATCATCACCTGGCACTTTGGGTATGATGAAGGGCAGTTGAACAGGAGCCTTGTGATCATTTCTTCTTTGACCCTCCTTCAGTTCTTCTTTTGAATCTGAAAACATCTTCCTAACCTGATTTTCTGTCTTCTTTACAATTTGAGAAGGATCTGTTATTCTCTTCTTTGACTTCTCCAATATCTGCTTGAAGACTTTGACTGCTCTGCTTTCATCGTAATTGTTGAACCCTTCTATCATCTCATCTGTTATCATCAATTTATCATCACTAGATTGAGCAAGAGAAAACTTCCTGAGTTCATCTCTTATCAATCTAATTCTTTCTTCAAGATCATCATCATTGGAAGTCACATAACCATTTGCAACCATATAATCCTTAATGTGGAGACCAAGTTTATAATGGTAAAGAATATTGTAAACATCATCACTACACAGGGGTAAGTTACTGAGCACTCTGGTTGGAGTTACACTGAGACCAAACATCTTGATCTCAACACCCTTCACTGATCTCTCTTGTATGAATTCATTGTAGATCCTCATAGATTCATCATATCGGGATCTCAACTGTGAGTTGTCTCTGGATGTTTTCAGCTCAAGCACCCAATACTTATCTTCACTATGCTTGCCAATAAAATCAGGGGTCAGATTATCTGATCTCGTTTTAGTTTCTCCAAGCAGAGCTAATTTCATGTCACCTTTATTCTTCAATAAGCCCAACAAAATCATATCATGAGGAAGCTTATTTATATCCTCCTGATTAACATCACTCAGTATGTTGACACCTTTATTGATGTACCAATCAGGATTGAGGTCTGCGTCCACTTCAACTGAAATATCATATCCTCCTCCTTGCTTTGAAACCACACTTATTCCCTGCACCATCAGATTGTCTATGGTTCTTTCCTTCTCATCTGCTATAGTGGATAGGCTCTCCCATCTAGAGTTTCTGATCGCTCTTATGAGGTCTGTGTCCTCATAGTTTCCGAAATTGAAAGTCACAGCTGGCCTTTGCCTCATATCAACAACACCTGCCTCTACTTTAGATGCCAGATAGGCATAATCAGAAGCATCCTCCAAATTGTACACTTTAACATTACCCTTTTGCTTGCCATCAAATTTTGCAAGCCTCAGTCCAGTTGGGTTTAACAAGTAGGCAACTTGAGGACAGCCATAATGGTAAGCCTCAAGATTCAATCTAAACCTTCCCAACTTCTTCTTTTCATCTTCTAAATAAATGATAAACGGCTGTCCAGTGTTCACGAGAAAACCAATGAGATTGTAGCAGCTGTATTTCCTTTTGGACGAATTCATGGATTTGAATATTACATTCTCCCATTCCTCATTTGTGAACTTGAACGCCTTCCTCACAGGTATTGGGTCAGCTCCATCCCTTGATGGTCTGTAACCTTCTTCTATCAGTTTCTTTAGCTTCATTGCTCCCTCACTCCCCTTGTCATTAATAATCTCAACTGCAGGAGGGAACACCAATGGATCCTTCTCTGACACCTCAGGACTAGATTGCTTCAGCTGAATGGCATCATCCATAGCCAGATCATCTTGATCTTCTGATTCTCTCCTCTTTTTTTCTTTTTTTAATTTTTTCTCTGCTTCCTTCCAAGCTTTGCTCTTCACCTTGTTTAATGCTTTCCTGATTTCAGGTAGCTTGTTCAATTCTTGCACAAACAAATCTGTGGCGTCCATTCCCAATTCGATATCATCCACATCTTCCACCTCTGATGCTCCTGTTTCACTACCTGACTTGCTTGAATCCTTTGAAGTACCATCTGGAAGTTCTAAACCTGCTTCCAACCCATTTGCTTGGCCTATGAATGCTTTGACTTTCCTCAAGCCCTTTTGATGCCAGATTGAAACCTCCTGCATTGCTTTATCCAGTAGATCGATAGCGCTCTTCCTCAGCAGCTCCAAATTTAGCTCAGTCGGATCCACAATTTCTTTTTTATCCATTCTTTTCTTCAGGTTTTTTGAATTTTCCTCCATCCTTAATTTATTGCAATGGAACCAGAATGATATCAATTCTCTTTGCATTTCCCTCATGGTGTTTGTATTCTTCCATAATTCATTTGGCTGCAATGCTGCAAATGTACAGAGATTGTAATTTGCCATCTCTTTGTGCATCGTCAATTCTCCGTTTTCCAACTTCATGATTGCAGTGTACCAATGATATCTGTAATAATATATTATTGGGATTCTTGAAAATGTGTGGACTCCATTGTTAACAATTGTGACACCCAGACTCTCCTCGCCACTTTCTGAGACCTCCACCTGCTGATTTACAATAATATGAGGATACTTATAAAGAACTGTTCCAATGTCAGCTGAATCCCAGTCCCTGAACCTTGTCCTTCCGAATGCCTTAGTTTCCTCAATAAATCTGCTGACAACATCAGCCATTTTCCAACCAGTCACATCCCTCACAGCAAAGGCTGCACACTCATTCCCATGCTGATATTTAATGCTTCCATTATTCAGGATGTGAGGTCCCTTGATCCATTTCTCCACAGCAGTTGATATCTGAGTGGATAATTTGATGTTATGCCCAGATTTGCCTTGTGGATGATACTCACCAAGAAATATCATTCTCCTCAAGAATTCATCCTTAATCTCTGGGGCATTTGTTTGAATGAACGTTTCTGTGGTGTCCTCAAACCTTGTTTTCCCCATATCCTCAGCAACTTTGAAAGCTTCGTCATACAGCTTGCTTTCCTTGTCTGTAAAGCACTCATCAGCCCAGCTGAATCCTGATGCAATGGATTTCTTCAGCTTGTCTTCTCCCTTCTTTACAATCTCATCATAGAGAATGGATTTCCTGATGTTCCTGAATTCAGGATTGAGGGTGCTGGTGACTTTCATTATGGGCCTCAGCAGCTTGGCCCTCGATCCAGCCTGCCTTTCAAGTGCATGCTCGTCGGCAACAGTGAGATCAACTTCCCTCACTTCTGTGACTTCCTCAACCTCCTGGTTGATGAAACATTTGACTGCTTCCTCCAGTCTGTCATCAAAATCAATCTCAAGCTCAGGACACAGCTTGATCATGTATTCTTTGTATTGGAGAATGTAGTTCCTCCATTTTTTCATCCTCTCCTCCTTCTTCAGTTTTGAGAGGACTTTAATAATGTCGTTGAACTCCCAGCAACCTTTCATGTCCTCCAATTTGATTTGGTCTCCAAAGAAAGCACCGAATATGGTGTTTTTTGATCCAGGCATTTGCAAAGAGCTCTTCATGATGAGTTATTTAAATAATTC